TTTCCATCTGTTTTTAAGAATGATGTTGCTGTTACTCCACCATCTTGTGAATACGTTGCACTAAATGGTCTAGTGTATTCATCCACTCTCATGTTATCAAAGAACACATAGTGGTTTGTATTTGGTTTTAAGTTATCTGCATCAATCTCAATTGTTCTAGCACGCATGAATGGTATAAGTGTTACACTTACAACTCTGTCATTTCTTGTTTCTACAAAGTCTTCGACTACACTTGTTGTAACACCAGTTCTTGTTTGTGTTTCAACAGTTTCTGTAATCTCTCTTGTTATTTGTTGTCCAGCAACCCATTCACCACCTTGTGTTGGGTCTCCACTCCATGAACCATTAGAAGTTGATTCAACCTCTGATGAAACCTGTGCAGGTTCTCCAACCCATGTTGTTTGCCATGAGTTCCAAACTGTTCCAAGTGCATTTTCATTTAATGCTTGAATTGCATCGAAGTTTCCTTCTCTGTTAATTCTTACTTCGGGTAGTTGGTCTGTATCTTGCCAGACATCTGTGCCTGGCGTTAACTTGATGTTTCCTATAAATGCAAAGACATTATATGGGTTTACATTGATTGTTCTAGATGCTTTATCTTGATTGACAAAAGATGATTCACTAAATGGTAGTGTTATCAAATCTCCAGTCTTAGTATAACTAGATGACGTTGCAGTATTCAAAGATATGTCAAAGAACTGTTGATATGATTTAGGTCTCATTGCACCTAGTTTAGTATCTATAGCAACATTATAATCGGGATGATTTACATCTCCAACTCTATGTCCTCTGAAGTTGTCTACTAAGAAACCTGACTTAAATCTGTCTAGTCCGTCTTCATCTATTATTTGTTTTGTTTGAGTGTCTTTCTCCAATAAAGATAAAGAAGTAATTCTTTCTAAGTTTGTAACTCTGTTATTAATTCTTGCTACATCTTTCATTGTAAATCTTCTATGGTCTTGAGACCTAACTCTTATGTTAGAAAGATTTAAAGTATATGGTGGAACATAAAGTTCAAACAACTCTATTGATTCATCAACACCCTTTGGTTTAGAAGGAGTTAGACTTGGTGTTCCAACTGAAGTTTGGAATGACCCTGACTTATGTAAGAATACTTTATCGTATCTTCCAACATAGAATGAGATGTCTCCAACAAAACTTGAACCAGTAACGGGTGTGTCTGTTGCATTAGCACCAGTTGAAGAAATACCTGTTCTACTTCCTTCAAAGTTTCTACCAGTAGTATAACCAAACGGTGCAAATTGAGCATCTGTTGATAAGTTTACTGGATTTGTTGGGTCTTGTGCATTATTACTACCGAATGTAGATGTACCAAGTATCTGACCACAAACTGGTCTGAAGTCTAGTGAATCTGAAAGTTCAAATGTTCCATCGGGTTCTAATCCACCTAAGTCCACTTTATTTGGTGAGTAGACTGGAATGTCTCTATAGTCTATTGATGCATATGATTCAACATCAAAAAAGTCTCCACTTCCTGACGGTGTAAAGTAATCGAAACAAATCAATATAGGATTTGAAGGTTTAGCAGAACCAGTCTTAAGTGTAAGTTTTCCTAAGTCATAGAAACCGTCTCTCTGACCATTGTCAAAGAAATATCTAGATGTTATGTTTGATGAACCTTGAGATACATTGCTTAATGTTGCAACTGATTTAGATGTTTGACCAACAACTGTTTCTGCATCTACAAATGTTCCTGATACATAATAGAAGTATGTTGTTCCACCTGTTGTTATTATTATACCATGTGCATTAGATGTTTGTCCAATAAATTTTTCATAGTTTACGAATGTCCCACTAGACACTGTAAATGTTGCACTAGGTGGTAGAGGTGTTGTTCCTCCAACTCCCTCATAGATTCCTCTGATTTTAAATGCATCTGCAACACCTAACGATATTTCTCTATCGTCATATGCAGTACCATATTTTCCACCAGCACTTCTTGCAGAACCAACTTTAAGTAGTCTTGCATGTCTTATTGTTTTGTCTCTATTGACTGGGTCGGTAATCGTGATAGTAGAAGTAACTCTTAGAACTGCACCATTGTCAGCAGAATCAAATCCTGTCAATGTTAATGTTTGACCCGAACCTGAAGATTGTGGTGAACCACCAAAGTCTTCTATGTTTAGAAGGTCTCCTTGTGCATAACCTGTTGCAGCTTCTATAACTGCAATTGTAAAGTTATCAGTATTCTTTGCACCGAATACACCATTTGAACCAGTTGATAACTGGACTTCGTTAGATGCAACAGTTACAACTTCTTGTCTTCTTACTTGAATAGACTCTGCAGTATGTGATGATATCCAATCTCTCGGCCATGATGATATTGCAGCAGTTTGGTCTTGGTCAAAGATTCTGACTCTTCGTCTTGTTGCATTTCCACTAAATGCAGTTGAACCATTACCTGTTAATGTTAAACTTAAATCATCGGTAACTGATGCAACAACATTCTCATTACCTGCTTGGTCGACAATGATATCACCTTCTTTTAATTCAGACAAGTACTTAGTTCCAAAACCAGTTACTCCAGTACCACCTGTAGTCATAGTTAAAGAACCTGTTAGTGTTTTGTCCGAATCTGCAACTAAGTCTGCAGTGAATATTTCTCTGTTTGTGTTTTTTGCTGTTTGTGTAATTGACCTTGCACGGTCAACATTGTAAGACCTAACTGCAGTTACTGTTGTTGTACCTGAAGTTACACCTTCTGTTGTTATTGAATTCCCAATCACAAATGTTCCTACAACATCATGTACAAACAATTCAGCACCATCAGTGTGTGATACGATTGCAGTTGCACCACTACTAGAAACAACTCTATCTCCAGTACTAAATGTTCCACTTAATGTACCACTAATTCTAGTGAACATTTTGATGTCAAACATATACAAGTTAAATACGGATGCATTTGTGTAAACATCACCTGAATCTGAACCACTGTCCAAATCAATGTTTCTTACTCTTGCAGTTCCAATTTGTAATGTTGTTGGTTTTGTACCTGCTGAAGATATAGATGTGTTCCATAATTCACATGGTGCAAATGGAGACATTGCATCGTCTCCTGCTTCATTACCAAATTCGGGTAATGAATGAATGTTCTTAACTTTTAATTTATTTCCTAATCTGATAGGTGTATTTGCATTATCTAAAGAAACTGTAGTTCTTGCCTTTGAGAAAGGAATTGTTGTAGTTCCAACTTTATCAATCTCATAACCTTTAACATATGCTTTGCCTGGCGATACTTGCATTACAAATTGACTTTCATCTCCACCTTGGGAAGATGCATAAAAACCTCTATTAGTACTATCGTCTAAATGTTCTCTTAAACTATGTGTAAATTGGTTTACAACAAAATCACCATTTGCATCGAATGTTCTTCTAGCAAGTGTGTTTTCTATTTCATTGTACATTGGTCTATTGACTTCTAATTCAATAATACCATTGTTAACTCTCATTGTTTCAACAAAGTCTGAGTCATCAGTAGTAGTAAGTGCATACTTACTTAATGTTAATGCAATTGATAATCTATCACCACCTGGCGCATTCTCATTAGTAGTTCCTGTTGCATTATCATTTAATGAATCATCTGTTGCTGAATTGATTGCAGATTCAACAATAGTTAAACCAACTCTATATGAAGGTCTCCCACTATACTTTTCTAGTATTAACTCTTGTGCAGGAACTTTAATAAAGAATCCTCTTATGAATACAACACCTTCTGATACATTTGCAATAGATGCTAGTCCATTAACACTATTGATTGTTGTTTCTGTTCCAACTGTAAACTCATTATAGTTAGTTGTATTAAGTGCAACAACACCATCTCCATCTACAGTTACTTCCTGCAACTCTTCTGCAGAACTGAATGTGAATGAGTTTGATGTGTCTGTTCCTTGTGATTGGTATTTAACAAATAGTGTTAAAGAATCGTCTGTAGTTTCTGCAGATGAAGTTATAACCTTTGCAACAACTCCTGTTGTTTTACCTTTAAGAAATTTTCCGTGGAATGATTGTCTATAAGTTTCTGCATTTGTATCACCTAGTGAATTTGGATTTGCAGAGTCAACTTTAACATAGTATAATTCCATGTTAATATCAGTCTGAGCTCCTTGAACAATAGAACCCTCTTTAAACATATGACCACCAAATCTTTCAATCTGATTTTGTAATATAGATTGTGATTGGATTAATTCTCTAGATTGTAGAGCCCTACCTGCACGGTATAATACCTTGTGAAAATTTTTATCTTCACTGTAATCATCGTAATATGGGGATACATTTAAATCAGTTTTTTCAGCCATAGTTTCCTAACTTGTTTATAATATTGAATGTAGAGGGGTTGACCCCTCATGATTACATTTCAATGATTAATTTAATATCTTCTATTTGGTCTGCAGCTCTTGTTACTGCACCTCTATTCTCAACATACATCACTTGACCTGAATATTTTTCAACTTCAGGGAAAGAAGCATCGACTGCTGAGATAGTTCCTATTGTTGTATTACCAACATATACAGTGTTTGAACTAACAAAGTTTACATATCCACCCTCACTATTTGCTTGAGGAATATGAGATACGACATTACCAGTGATTGAGATAACTCTTGATACTGCAACTCCATTTCCGTTTGAGTTTGCATTTAAAATAATGTCATCAACACTAAGACCACTAACACTTGAAAGTGTCATTTTATGGTATGCAGCTAATGTTGGAGATGTTGATACAGTTGTTGTACCAGCATTGAATGGGTCTTGTAAAAGTCCGATTCTTCTGAAATCATTATCTGTTGGGAAATCACCTGAACCTTCACCGAACTCTAATCTAGAGTTAACGATTACATAGTTTCCACCAAGTTCTTGGATTGGGTCTGCACCGTGTCCGATTAGTGGTGATATAATAGGTTTTGCAACCCCACCACTACCTGAACCAATACCTGATATATTTGCAATATCAATTGATGCACGTTTGTATCCAGTTCCTGCAGCAGTTATGTTTACATGTGAAATTGCACCTGAAGATACAACCACTGTACATACACCACTTGAACCATCTCCGTCTATTGCAACTGAAGTATATGTTCCATCGTTATAACTTGAACCACCTGCTGTTACTACTACATGGTGAATTCCTCCGTCCACTGCAGAGTTCTCAACATCCCATTGTGATGTTCCGTCATCAGAAGCAGCAGTTCCTAATGCACCCGAAGTACCATCAATTTCTGTTTGAGCACCAATTGTTTTAACTGGTATAAAGTCGTTTGTTACAAATTTGATTGTCTCTGAAGCAGAAACAGTATACATGTATTTCCATATATAACCACGTCCTGTAGCTGCACCTGTATCTGAAGTCTCTACTAATGCAGTTGCAGAAGTTCCAGTTGGTTTAACTGTTGAGTTAACAACAACACCTGAAGAATTTCTTCCTGTTCTGATACACTTGTATACATGATACTCGTCTGTTATAACAAAGAATCTTGAATCGTAAAGATTGTTTGATGATGTTGCAGGAGAAGTGTTACTTGCACTATAGTCATGTGCATACTCATCGTACTTAGTACTTCCTGTTGAGTCCCAATCATATCTTGTCAACCCATGAGATACATCTGAAGAACCAACTTTCTTCAATGCTAACATATCAGAATATGAATCTATCTCTTCTCCAACTGCATTTGCAGGTGAAGGTGGGGATGTGTCATCTGCCCATGGATATGGACGACCTATGAATATATATGATGAAGAGGCACTCTCTCCAAAATCTTCTTTGAATTGTTTAGCATTATGGATTCTAAACTTTTCGGTAATAATTGCTGCCATTTTAATCTCCTACGATTATTTGTAATACTATTTATAACACTATGCAGACTTTATATATGCACTAAATGTTATATTTGTTCTTTTTCTTGCATGAGAGTCAAATTCACTCATGTAATGATTTGGGAAATAGGTGTCTAAGTCTGAAATTCGTAGCCCTTCGGGATTTGATTCTTCACTTAACACATTTCCAGTTCCATCTTCTAATAATAAGTCATCTGCATCAGTCTCATCTTTAAGATAATATGATATGTCATAAACTCGTTGTCCTGTAATTGTATTTAGGGTTCTATAAGTCGAACCAAAAGGCACAAAAGATGAGATACCACTTTCTGATAATCCTTCTTGCATAAATGCAGTTGAATCTTCACTTATTATTCTATCCCCATCTTCGAAGTATATGCCACCATCAATTTGTGTGTTTCTTTCTGAAACAAAATAACCCACATGGTGAACAGGAACACTTGCATCTTCTAAGTTAATTATATCCACTCCGTCTTCTGTAATGATTCTCTCACCTTCAGTTCCTTGGAAGTAAACATTTTCAGTTAACCTAGGTTCAAACTTCAGATAGTTTGGAATATCTTCTAATTCTATCAATGAACCATCTTCCATAAGTAGGGTCTCTTCACCTGCTTCCCATACTTGAAATATTTTACCTTTGTTTGATGGTCTTCTCTCCGTACTTCTAACTAGATATCCATTATCTGCAGAATCTAATGAAAGAACTGTAGGTATGCCATCATGTGAATGCATTCCGACTTGTGTTGTTCCAAGAGCATGGGACTGAATGATATTGATATTGAAATGTCTGTTTCTATGAGATGAGTCTCCATATTCAGTATAAGGTTCTGTTATTGAACCACCTGTTCTTGGGTCTGTTCCTACATTTGGAACACCTGCATCTTTTAGTTCTGCAATTGTAACTGGGTCTATTTCAGAAGATAGTGTATAAATCTCTATCTCTCTCATAGAGTTTGTGAATGGAGTTGGAACACCTAACACAGCATTTGTTGGTATAATAACTGTTGGTCTAAATCTTACTTGGTCTTCTACAGTTGTATCAATTGTATTTTTGATTGCAACCTCACCAAAGAAGATGTGTCCTGCAGGGTGAAGTAAATCCTTAACGATACCTCTCCACTTGTTAATTGACTCTCCAACCTTGACAACATATGAGTGAGTCTGATAGAATTTACCATCTTGAACTCTTGAAGCACTCGCATCTATCGTTCCATAATCTCCAACCATCTGTTCTTCGATTATACCCTCACCGTTAAATAGTCCTTGTCCATCAAACTTATTACTCTTCAATACTTTGAATGAATCAGTAGAGTTGAATGTAACAACTTCATTTTCAAAGAAATCTCCTTCTAAAGAAGTATATGTCAAGATGTGTCTATCAATATCATACGAAACAACCTTTGCTGTAGACCCTGATAGCACTCCTGTAAATGTTAAATCTCGTGTAAGTGTTGCACTAGGTGTACTGATAACCATTGGGTGATGTGATGATGTTGATACAACTCCGTTTGCATCAAACATATTACCTTGGTCTTGTATGTTGATAGAAGAGATACCACCAATAGTATCCGAGAATGCATACATCAATGCACCTGAACCACTTGTGATATTTACTTGTGTATTGTTTCTTTCTGTCTCTGAACTTCCACCTGTAATTAATTCTAAGTTTTGGAATGCACCAGTATCCGTTGGTAGTCTTTTAACTACTAGTCTTTTATTCTTTGTATCAATACTAGAAATAATACCAGTGGCATTTGAAGTTCCACCAGTTACACTCTCTCCAACTAAGAACCCTGATAGGTCATCGAAGTAAATGTATCCGCCTGGAAATACTTTAGGTATTGAAGTGTATTGACCACCTGAAGTAATTTTAATACTCTTAATTTCACCTGTTGCAGTTTCATGATTGATAATACTACCATCTTCATACACTATGTTATTAAACTCGGTGTATATGTTTAGTACTTGACCTGCATTTAGAGCAGACACTAAAGTTACTCTGTCATTTTTAGATGTGAACTCTGTAGTTCTAGTCATCTCTAAACCATCTACAAACACTTGTATTGCACTGTCGTTAAAAAATACTAAGTCTCCTTTATCGTCAACTACACTTGGCCCTCCAAATACTGTTTGTCCTGAAGTTGCAGTAAACTCCCATTCGGTAACTGCTGGTTTGTTTTGGTCTTTAGTTCCTTGTTCAAGTAGAATAGTGTCGTTGATTGAACCTATGATTGCTTCTCCACCGAAACCCTGTCCACCTTCAAATATTATTAAATCACCTGCAGAATAATCATCACCTGAATTTTCAATCAGGATTTCTGTAATTCCACCCTCATGTAAACCATTGACAACTGATAGACATTCTGTAGTGTCTGTATCTGCTTTACCACCAACAATGTTTATCTTATCGTTTAATGTATATAATGAACCGAAAGGTTTTGATTTTGTTTCATATAATAGTCCGTATCCATCTTCTAATAAGATATCTCCATTGTCATTATGTGCAACATAGGTAGAAGACCCAACTGTAATATCAGATATAATACCATTGACTGTTGCAGTAAGTGCTGTTATTCCATCTCTATCTAAAATAGTAACACTAGAACCTTTAGTAAATTCTCCTACATGATTGTTTATTATTTCTAATGAGTATAATCCTGTTTCTGAATTATCAGTATACACATTTTCAATAATTGCTTGTGCAACAATGGTTTTACCATCAAGTGCATATTGTGTTATCTTATCATTTGCTTCGGGTATTCCTGAAGTCATTGATATTCTCATTCTTCTTTGTTGAGAATAACCTGACTCACTTACATGAATCGTCTCATTGATTGGATATCTTATCTCGGCATCTTGTGCATACAAGAGTCTCATTAAGAATTGTAATGACTCACCAGTACCTTTCTTCTTATAAAGGTCTGTTATGTTTTTAATTGTTAGACGACTATTCTGTAAAGTTGCAAGGTCAATTGATGGCATGAAGTCTTTTTGGAAATACTGTAAGAACTCCTCTGTTGTTTCATCAATATCTGAATAGTCTAATAATCTGTTGTTTGCAAGTATAGAGTTCTCTTTATAAGAACCAACTGTTCCTGTTTGATTAGAATCTCTTCCAGTTACGAGTTCTCCTTTTGAAAACCCATTGCCAGAAACTGATTTTAGGTAAAGTACATTACCGTTGATAACTTCTACCTTTGCAACTGATTTACTTTTTGAACCAACAACATACTCCCCAATAGTAAAGGGGTCTGCACTTGCATTTCTATTTGTTGCAGTCTGTTCAAAAATAATTTTTGATGTGTCTTTATCGGGAGATGGTGAGACGGTAGCAGTTTCTAAAAAAATAGAACCCGTACCGTCTTCGTTTGCGATACCATCTAAATCGCCCTGTTCTGTTAAAGTTAATACTTCTGCTTCTAAGAATTCAAAATATGCTTTAAGAAATGATTCAAATGCAGGTGCTTCTGACTTCAAGTACTCGGGAAGTAATGAAGGAAGTCTGTATGAGAGTCTCTCCTTTAAAGTATGATTCTTAGACACTAGTTATTATCCTTATGTTATTGCAGGTCTTGATGCTGTTAATCCTGAATCAGCGATTACAAACCACTTAGTTCCTGACCAAAAACAAATAACTGCTTCACCAAGAGTTGAAAGAACGATTTGGTTTGAACCAGTCGCACTTGTACCCCATGAAGTTACAGTTATATTTGCAACGTATGAAGATGCAGGTTCAGTTGAAGCATAAATTACTTTTAACTGACCAACGTCTGTTCCGTTGTCTAATGTGAAAGCGACATCTGCTGATGCACCTGAAAGGTCGATTGCAGTTGCAAAAGAACTTGCAAGGTTACTTGCAGTTGCAGTCAATGTTGTGATATCGTCAACTGCTAAGTGAGTTGGGATGTTTTCAAACATTTGACCGATAGTCATTTTCTTGTTGACGGGTGTTCCGCCTGGGTTGTCTACAATATGTAGAAGGTCATCTGCACCGATATCAGAATCTGATACTTGTGTTAATGCACTTATTTTTTTATCTGCCATTTTAGTTTACTCCTATAAAAACCAAATTAATGGGATGCTACTCTAAGCACTGAACCTACAGTCTTAGACCACTTTATCCATAAATTAATATGTTGATGTAGATGTTGAAGAATATCCAACACCTGCACTACTTTCACCACTTGCGATGGTGTCTACTTCTGCCTTAACCGAGATATCAGAACTAGAGATATCAATTAAGATTCCTCTTGTCGCAACAACATCGTTACTGCTCGGTATTAAGGTAAAATCAATCGTACTATCTACATTCACTGTTGAAGTTATGTTGATGGCATTGACCGATAAAAGTCCTGTAGAATAATCTACTGTACCAGCAAAATTATCCGTATAAATTCTTGTTGCACCTGATAGATAGAATCTTCTCAAGTTTCCTGACCCATCATCGTCAAAGTATTGAATGTTGGTTGCATCACCTTGGGCATAAAATCCAGTTGTCGATGTTATCCCACCATTTTCTTTGTTGTAACCAGTTGTTGGATTATATAATCCGTTACCAGTTGTTAATGAGTATCCTATTAGTTGTGCTGCCTTTATTGCTAAACTCTTTTTCAATCTTATGTTTGTTGTATTAGAAAGAATAGAACCTTCACAATCATCAATATTTTTAATTAGATTTGAATGTCTGAATATAGAATCAAAGTTAGTTAAGTTATCTCTATCAAAATTATTAATTGTTAACTCTACCAATGTTTCTAACTCTCCTTGTGAAAGAGTTGTTGCTCTATCGTTATATTTAAATGTTGTTGAAATAAGAACCTTGACGATTTCTGCATCTACAATAACTGGTCTTACTGTCAACATATTTAGAGAGTTCAATTTACCTTTGATTGCAGTCTTCTCTGTATCTGATAAGTAATCAGAGTTTAATGGTTTGATAGCAAGAAATACTTTACCATATTCGGGTGGATTGTTGTCTTCACCACCCCATACTGCAACTGCATCTGCATTCGGGTAATACTCACTGACTTTTGCTTTGTAGTCATTCAGTGTTACCAGTCTGTTTTGTGAAGTGTAAAACTTTGTTGCTTTAAATTTGATTGACTCTATACTTTCTTTTTCTGCACCACCTGTAGAAACTGAAGTTGTCGTGATAGTAGAGTCGGTATATCCATTAATAGAACTTTCTAATACAAAGTCCCTTGAACCATCACAATGAATATCATCAACTATGATATAAGTAACAGTAATAACATCACCATCAAGTAATTGTTTACCTAATACACCATCTCCAAAATAGATTTCAACAAATGCATCTTCATTCTCTTGCACATAATATGCTTTAGAAGTTGTAGTGATATTAGATACATCTGTTGAAAGTGTATAAGTGTCTGATGTTCCAGCAGAGTTTACAGAAACATTGAGTTGTGTTCTGTCAACTCTTTCATTTGATAATACAAATTTTGGATTTGGTACTTGTCCATCAAACACAAATTGGTCTGTTGCATATGTTCCTTGTATAATAGGAACACTAGAGTAAGTGTATGTTGTTCCATTTTGTGATGGATTTATTGTATTGGGAACTACGAACTCATATGTCAATCCATCAAATACTGTAGATAGTCTAGTTCCTCTTGTCATTGCCATTTCACTAACTGTCGGGTAAGTTCCATCTGCATTTCTAACATTTTTTATTGAAACATCAACAATAGCACTAGATGCCTTTTCGGATGCAGGGACAAATCCTAAATCCTTTGCACGAGATACTACATTCTTTCTCATTTGTGCAGAGTCTAAAAATAACTCTGACCCTGCAATGTTTGTATTGATTGCACCAATATGTGATGAGTATGCAAGAAGGTCTACTAACACTGACATGGTTGAACCCTCAAAGTCATAATCCTTTAAATGGTCTTGTCCTTGTAGATAGGATTTAAGATTATCTGCTATGTTTTCGAAATCTAAATCAGTAATGTTTATTTGTGAACTCTTAATTGCCATTATCTTGCCCTTGTTATTTTGAAATCTACTTCTTGTTTTCTTTCTGTATTTTTAATAGTGTAAAAGACTTGCATGTTAACTGCATTTGTATCGGTATCTCCGACTCTTACTTGTATGTTGGAGATTCTAGGTTCAAATGTTTCTAACATGTCTACTATTCTTTTTTCAACCTTTCTTATCTTTCTTGCAGTATTCAATTCAAATAGTAAATCTCTTATAGAACCACCAAACCCTGGCTTGAATGGTCTCTCATAATTGTTTGTTAATATGATATTCTTAACTGACCTCTTAACTGCTTCGACATCACTTCTAGTTGTAACATCTCCAGTTATTGGATGTGCTTTGAAAAGTAAATCCAAGTCCCTATAATTGTTTTTGGTTGCAACTACCTTTGCATTGTTTACTACATCTATTGCCATAATACTATTTATACACTCTTAGGAACTGTTATGTCGATTGATTGAGGAAAACCTATAAGTTTTAACAAATCACAAAATGTTAAATTGATAAAATCAAATATCTTACCAAGTCCTATTGCTTTAAAGAACTTTTCTACAATTTCTGTCCACTCCAAGAGCAGTTTCTTCTTCCAGTTAATTTTAAAATCTCTAAAGTCTGAAATCATTTCGTTAATCTTATCATCTAAAGACTGAACACTTAACTCAATGTCTCCACCTGTAATATCAGAGAGACTAAACCCTGCTATGGATAGATTTTCAAGTTTCTTTTTGATATACTCTCTATAGTCTTTAGACCCCTTACCATACTTTGCTTCTGCTTCTGCCTTCCATTGATTGATTAATGCACCTAAATCAAAATCAAATATGTCGGGTATACTTGGAAGACCTAATGCATCCCATATCTCTTTAAACTTCTTTATGAGTTTCTCTCCTAACTTGAATAAAGAGTTAGACACCCAATCCATGATTTCACTTTTTAGATACTTCCATGTAACTTTTGCTTTCCACTCATCACATTCTATACCAAAGTCCCCGTCAAAACATTTATACTCATCGGGAATCAATGCATAAAACTCATCTACCTTTGCACCTATTTGGTCTTTGATATCTTTTTGTTCTTCTTTAGTTAAGATTTTAAGTACGTCTATTTCTATTCCTAAGATAGTAACCTCAAAGGATACTGGAATTATATCTCCTATCAGTTCCATAATCTTCACTGGAACATAGATATGAAACTCTTGTAACATTTCTTCTACAGCTTCTCTTGCTTCTTTGCCCCAATTACGAACTTTCCCTTTCTCCCAATAAGGAGAAGCAATATCTGCAAGTTTATCCATAAAACCTTCTACATCTTCTATGACCTTTTCTATATCCTTTTTTGCATCTTCTTCTATCTCGTCTGCATGTGTTACAAGATATACTTTTAGTTGACTGGGTATGTCTCCAATCTTTGCAATACTATTTGTTAAGTCTGCCTTAGATGGTAGATTAATAACTGTACCATCGGGACATGGAAATGTATTTGGTATTGTAGGTAAGGTTGTTGCCATTATGAGTTCAACTTAATAACTGTACCATCTAAACTTATTTGTGGTGCAACGACTGATAGGTTTCCTGTAGACTCTATTGCAGTTGTCTTTGCAACAGTAATCTTTGCATCTCCACCAACATCGAATGTTGCATCTCCAAGCACCTTAACATTTACTTTGCCACCGACATGCACTTCATCGTCTTTACACACTACAGTGTAATTGTCGTTTACGATTCGAGTTACCTGACTTCCATCAGGATGTATTTCATGGAATGTGCCTGAACGATGTTCTACTGCAATTCTTTCTGCATCTAGTGTATCATCAATCTCCAACACATGACCTGATTCAGATTCTAAAACTTTGTTGTAAGGATAAACTGGTTTTGCTTTTGATGGAATACCATTTGCACTACTAGTGTCTCTTGAAGTGTAATCACCCTCACCTCTTGCAAACTTGGATAGGTCTGACTCTTCTATGTATAATGGATACTTTGGAAGTTCGGTGACTGTTGGATTTGTAATTTTAGAACCTGTTCCATCATAATTGATTTCAAGGGTTTCAGGTTTAGTTGGTGCAGTGTCTAGTGCAGTGGTTAACCCAAACCCTCTTCTTGCATCTTGTTTTGGATTCGGCCCATCAGGTGTTTCTTCATAATCTGCAACGGTTAATTCTCTTGGGTCATTAAAACCTGTCTTAACTTTTCGTTCTATAAGTTTCTTATCAAGTCCTTCCTTATATCCTACTTGTGGAATACCTGCAGTTGAACCAAGGACTACTGGTTGTTGACACGTATCTCCATCTCTAAAGAAACCAAATACTGTAGAACCTTCCACAAGTCCGTGTTGTGTTCCAAAACCCGATAACCCTGCAGAGGTAGTCGGTAGTAACACTTGAGCCCATGGAAGGTCGGGTGTAGCAATAAGTTGTTTGTTTGCTGTATGGATACCATAACAACGAACTCTGACTCTACCAATCTTTAGAGGGTCTTGTCTGTCTTCAACTATACCATAAAAAGTTTTCATTATATACTCCTAGGAATTGTGTCTGTTACTTCTGCACTTTCTATATCCATTGCATAACTTTCTTTAACACATTCTAAATAACAAACACCTCTATTGTGAATAGGGTCTGCATTAATACATAAGTCTATTATTAAATATCTATTATCATTTAGGTTATCTTTCGTTGATTGCTTAGACTGTTGAGATTCAGGTTCAGGTATGTTTAACCTTATGATTTGACCAACTGTCAAATCTGTTCTTAAAGGTACGGTAACAACAATACGATGTTGTTGTAGTGTTTCTAATAATCCTTTCCTTTCTAGTACTGCATTATCTCTAATAACATCTGTTTGAAATGTTTCATTGTCTGATAGGTTTTCTGCATTGTCAAAGTCATGTGCATTACTACAGTCATAATACACTACACTTTCAAATGCTTTATTCATTGAGAGATGGTTTGTAAACTCTTTCGAATCTGCTGGGGTGAAATCGTCCTTTAGTACGTCTGCAGTATTTGTCTGTTCTTCAATGTTTGTTCTTATCAAAGGGAATCCTGAAACATGTTGTCCTCTTTTAAATGTTTCATCCATATCATATACAATATCAGATTCTAGTTTTCTTATAGGGTCATATACTTTCATTGATGATGCATATGCACCATTCAGAACACCTCTAAGTGTATCAAACTGAGCTGGTTTTTCTACATGCATAATTTCAGTGTTCAGACCACTGTAATCATTAATGTCCATATCTTTAGTTTTTATATTTGCATTTCTTGGTTTATATGAGAATACTAATGGGAACTCCATTGAGAACATTGTGTCTATACTTGTAAATCTAAATCCACCGTTGATTGTCTGAAAGAAGAACATACCATTTTTCCATGACTGTTCTCCTCCACCAACAGATGCTTCTGATACTATGTGGTCTGTAAGTTCTGCAACTGACCAATTAGGACATATGAATTGCATCTTATCAGGACTTGTCTCTTCCCACGACTCAATTTCATTTGGTTTAATGTTAACACCTTTAGGGTCTTGTAACACTTGATATAACATATCAGTATAAGAACCTCTTAAAGTTTGACTTATTCTAGTTGTCCTTGCAGAAAACATTCTTGGGTCGCAGAACTTTAATTGATATGTTAATGTATTATTCAATGGTCTCTGTATGTTAACAACTTTATAAATTCTAAATGTCTTCTCAATCGAAAACTCATTTGAAGATAAGTCTGCAACTCCTTCTTTTTGTCTCATACGAATTGTTAAACTTTCTTGACCTGTAAATTTAAAGTTCTTTAATAGATTGAGTCCGTCTAAAACAGAAACATCACCAGTTACAAATTTACTATAGATGGATTCATATAATCTAAGATTAATTGCTAAATCTGTAGATAAGTCTACTGACTCTTTTTCAGAGTTGACAATAGTTAAAGACTCTAATTGAAATTCACCTGATTGAAAATTACTCATTATGACATCACACGTTCAAATTCTGATACTACTCTTTTAATCCTTTCGGGTTTAATAATTTTTATGGTTCTTCTTGACTCATTCTTTGTCCACTCATCATCATAGTGGGAGACTTGATTCCAACCACTTCCACCATAATTTCTTTTGATGCCGTCTGCATTCTCATAATATGCAACATCATCTTTATGGTCTACTACAGACTGAACTGTGAATGACTTACCACTCCTAGAACCTGTTACAACATCTCCAGTTGAGAATACACCACTAACAGTAAGTCGTTTCTCAGCACCATCAACTTCTAATACATTACCACTATTACCTGTGTTAGATGTTATCTTTTCTCCAACAAGAAATTTAGAATCAGATGTTATGATATCAGATATTTCTGTTGCAGTAAGTGATTGACCCTCAAACATTTCTTTTATGTAATTGTTAAATGTTTCAGAGTCCATATGCCAATCATAATAGTTTTCTAATTCATTAACTAAGAAAAATGTCCAATGTAATTGTGAGTCTCCATAGAGTTTAGATGCTATTGCATCAGGTCTTTCTCCATCTAAGATTTCATATTTTGAATATTCAATATAACTATTGACTGACTCTCTTTCTATAATAGACTTTCTAAAGAAATCCTTTATAGTAATTATCTTACCAGTGTTTAAGGTGTATTGTATTTCGGGAAAATTACTAAAATATTTATTTGACATTATCCTCTCCCACTACCACTACTAATTTTAGGTTTTACTACATCTGCCTCATTAGAATAATCATCAACAATACTTGGCATTCCTTTAATTGATTTGTCTCCTAATGGAGAAATTTGTTGATAATTTTCTTGAGATAATATTTTGATTTCTACAAACTCTAATGACATTTTAGAAGAGATAGGTTGTCCACCCTCAAAGACTGCAAACTTTTGTCCATTGAAATGGTCTATGTCACACTTGGTACACACCATAGGTAAAAAACCATCTAAGACATTTCGTATCGGCCCTTCAAATTCTACATCAAATATGTTTGGATAGTTAAAGAAGTTCTCTACATCATTCTCATCACTAGACCCAAAGGTATCGGGCAACATAGCAGTTCTAAATGCATACATGATTTTATTAATCTCATCTGCTTCTTCTTGACTCTTCGGCCAGAACTCGTATTCAAATGCAAAACTTCTAAATGAAACTCCTTCCAGTGTTTGTTCTTGCATAGGATTGACTGCTCTACCATCTCTAAGGTTTCCTATACCACCAGTCAATTTATTCCCTAATGCATTCATTGCCTTTGCACCCATGGCTTTGATTGCTTCACCTGTTTCTCCAATGGTCTCACCGAAACCTTCTGCTTCTCGTATCTCATTGATTGTTCTAGAACCAAATCCAAAGTCCTGTCCACTAAAAGAAACTTGTGATGTTGATGATAATCCATCGGGAACATACAATGCAATTTCTACTCCAGTATCACCGTATATATTTTGAGCATTAGTTCCTTCTCGTTTTGCTCTAAGTCTTGTTGAGAAAACAATATAGTTATCCAAATCATCTTTCAGTGGATACTTTAACTCTTCTAATCCTCTATCGACATCGGGATGGTCTAATTTATATTTTGCTTTGTTCCCTGCAACACTTGCTTCAAGTGTTTTCCTTCGACTCTCTAATTGTCGTTTTGCCTTTTCTGCATTTTCTCCAAGTTTATCTAATGCAGAGGTGAAGTTTTTACTACTGAACTTACTTGCAATACCTTTGAAAGAATTGATAGCAGACTTCGCTTTATTGATTTTTGAAATTAGTTTGTCGATAGATGCCATTGAGAATCTCTATAAATAGTATTAAATTAATTATGTACACTTCTATTTATGCAACATAAGGGTAGGTTCAAACCGAAGAACTATAAAAAGTATAAAGGAGATTCTACAAAAATCTTCTATAGGTCGTCATGGGAAAGAAACTTCATGATATATTGTGATAAGTCCCCAGCAATTTTAGAATGGAATAGTGAAGAAATAGTGATTCCTTACATATCACCACTTGATAAAAGAGTACATAGATACTTTCCCGACTTCTTTATCAAGTATAAAAGTGCAACGGGAAAGATTATGAGAGAAATAATCGAAGTCAAACCTAAAAGACAGACGATGCCACCCAAACCCCAACAAAGAAAAACTAAGAAGTATCTAAATGAGATTACCACTTATGCAGTCAACGAAGCAAAGTTCAAAGCAGCAGACCAGTATTGTAAAGATAGAAAGTATAAATTTCGTATTTTAACTGAAGACGATTTAACCTAAAGACATAAATAGAAGTATGGGAATCTTTACTGACGTACTATTATCTAAACCTGCAGACATAGAGTCTAATTCCAAAGAAGGAATAGAATGGTTTAAGAAAACACTTCAGAAAATGAGTAGGTCTAAGTTAAAGAACATGAACTTACTTAGAGCAGAAACTGAAACTGATAATGTAAGAGATGATATCATAGGACACATGTATATGTTTGTATATGATGCATTGTATAAAGACGTTCTACCGTATTACGATAGATTTCCTTTAGTGATTCCAATGGATTTTACTAACAATGGTTTTATAGGGTTGAACTTACATTACATTGCACCCAAGTACAGAGCAATACTATTGGAAGAACTCTTCACCTTAATTAGTGATGAAGAATTAGATAGTGAAACACGATTTAAATTATCGTATGGTCTAATCAGTAAAGTATCGAGGTTCAAGTATGGGAAACCTTGTGTAAAAAGATACCTAACATCCCATATTGACGGACAACTAGAAAGAGTTCTACCCATACATTGGAGTTTGGTTTCACAATTACCAAGTGCAAGATTTGGAAAGGGTACGAATACGTTAACAGTTTACAAAGACAGTAGGAAACAATTTTAATGGGAACATCAATAGATAAATTCAAGTTCAACTTTGACCAAGGTGCAAGAAGCAATAGATTCTCTGTTGATATTCATTGTCCTAAACTCGGTTTCTCCTTAGAAGGTATACGAGTAGAAAGTTGTTCATTGCCAGGCAGACAATTAACAACCAATCCATGGTCTGAATATGGTGTAA